CGTTGCCCACGGAGACCCAGGAACAGCTTGACGCCATTGTGACGGCCGCCGGGGTGATCGACGGCCAGACCGAACAGATGCTGCGGCTGCATCGGGCGGGCGACACGCTGTACACGCTGGCGCCTCAGGTGCGGGCGCTGGTGGCCACCATTCGGCCCCTCATGGAGCAAAAGGCCACGTTAGAAACGTTCCTGGCGGACAACGCGGGCAAGGCGGAGATCATGCAAGCTCAGATCGACCAGGCACAAGCCCTCGCGGTGCTCAAGGCGGAAGAGCTCGCGGGTCTGGAAAAGCACATTGCCGAGGCGCGTAAGCTCCTGGATGAACTTACGGCGCTCCGCCAAGCGTAGGAACGCCCCCCATGGCCACAACAGCACCGATGGCCGCACTGATGCGCTCAGAACGTCGCGCGAGCCATAACCAGGCGGAAGAGCTGGTCCGACGCTACGCCGCTCTCAAGACGCAGCGGTTGACCTGGGAACACGACTGGCAAGACCTCGTGCGCCTGTTGATCCCTGGGCATGATGACATTCTCGAACTCCATGATCCTGGGCAGAGTCGGACGGAACAGATTTTCGACGGCCATCCGCTCCGGGCGCCGCAGATTCTCGCGGCGAATATGATGGGCACGGTCACAAACCAAGCGATCCAGTGGCGACGACTGAAGTTTAGGGACGAAGTGCTCAACGAGACGCAGGCGGTCAACCAGTGGTTGCATGCCTGTGATACGCGGATCATGGCGGCGTATGGGTCGAGCAATTTCTACCAGGCCGCCCACAGCTACTATTTGAATCTGGGCACGTTTGGCACGGCGGCGATGTATGTGGGGTCACGGCTGGGGACGGATGGGACGCATCTGCACTTTAAGACGCTGCCGACGGGCGCGTATGTCATTGCGGAAAATGCCGATGGCCTGGTCGATACGCTGTTTCGAGAGCTGTGGTTGACCCCACGTCAGGCAGTGCAGATGTTTGGCGGCGAGTGTTCCCCGCGCATGCGGGAACTGGCTGAGACGCAGGACCAGATGGATACGCAGCAACGCTTCTTGCATTGCGTGTATCCCAGAGAGGATCGCAACCCGGCACGCTATGACAACCAGCATATGCCCTACGCCGGGGTGTATCTCGAAGTCGAGGCCCAGCACATCTGCGATGAGACCGGGTTTCAGGAGTTCCCCTACCTGGTGTCGCGCTGGGAAACGCTGAGCCGGGCACCGTATGGTTATGGCCCTGGACACTTAGCCTTGCCGGATGTGCGGATGCTCAATGCGCTCAGAGAACTCCATCTCCAACAATTAGCGTTGTGGGTGCAGCCCCCGCTCAAGGCCCTGCAAGAGGGGATTATCGGCAACATTAGCCTCGAATCGCGGGCGGTGAACGTGGTGCGCCAGATGGATGCGCTTCAGCCGATGGACCTGACGGGCAGACCAGACCTGGTGCAGATTGACCAGGCAGAGTTGCGGCGCAGCATTGATGATACCTTCTTCGTCAACGCGCTCCAGGCGCTGCCACCGCCAGACGCCTCGAATATGACCGCCTACGAGGTGGCGCAACGCATCGAACTGATGACCCGGCTGATGGGGCCGGTCTTTTATCGGTTGCTCGCGGAGTTTCTGAACCCCTTAGAAGATCGCGTCTTTGGGATTGCCTGGCGGGCGGGCGCCCTCCCGGCACCACCGATGGAAGTGTTGCAAGCAGCACGGTCGAGCAACAATCAACTTGATGTCGATTACGACGGGCCACTGGCCCGCGCCCAACGCGGTGAGGATGTGAAGGCGATTGATGGCATGGTCATATTAGGCAGTCGTATGGTGCAAATGACCCAGAGTCCAGACATTCTTGACAATCTCGATTGGGATGCGAATTTCCGACACGCGGCGGAAGTGGCGGGCATCCCCCGGGCGTATATCCGCGACATGCGCGATGTGGTGCAGATGCGCCAGTTGCGAGCGCAACAAGCCGCTGCGTTGCAACAGGCGCAGATGCAAAATGAGTCGCTCAGCTCGATGGGCAGGGTCGCGCCGCTTGTCGAGGCCCTGCAAAATCAACCTATGGCCGCCTAGAGCAACAGCGGCCCATCACGCGGCCCGAGGGCCATGATCTCGTGCTCGCCGGGGGGCATCCGTGGTGCATCACACATCGCCCGGCGGCGCTCTGCCCGTGTGGGCGGTATTGTCTGAACTGGCAGGTGTGAGATGGCGCTTTCGGCTGAGTTTGTCGCGGCGTTTGAGGCCGAGTATGATCGGGTATTGGCGGCGCATCAGGGGCGGCATCACCTGCGGGCGAGAAGGAATCGACGGATGGCGGATGGCATGGTCGGCAAGGATTATACGGCGGCGGTGGAGCTTGTGAACCTCTTGTACGCGCAACTCACGGCCCTGGTACAAGGGGCGGTGGAGGCGTTACAAGATGGCAAGTTGAGCACGGTCGAGGGCGTCACGTTGGCCCTCCGTGCCACCAATGCGGCCCTGGCGATCCAGACGGAACTGGAAGATACCGCCCCGTCGCTGCGCCAGGATATTTTGCATGTGCTGCGGCATGGGCAGTTGGTGTTGCCGGAGACAGGAGGCTAGGAATGGCCTCACAAATTCCGCTCGGCCGAGCGATTGCGGCGCTGTCGCAAGTGGATGATCCGGCGTCTCCGGAGGAGCGGCGGACCCGGCGTCACGCCACGTTAGAGGCGTATGCGTGGTTGGATCGCACGCCGCAAGGCGTGTTGATCCTGGAGGATCTGGCGTTGCGTCTGACGCATCGCTGCGAGACCGACTACGATGAAGGGGCGCGGCGGCTGGTCCTGGAGATATTCAAGGCGATTGCCGATGGCAAGCGTGCCGAGGCGAAGCGAGGAGGAGAGCCTGCGTGACACCGAGTCGTGATACCCTGCTGGCCCAGGAGCCCCAGCCCACGATCGTGATTGTCTGTGAGAAGCAGCCCGTACCGGGGCAGTTGGGCAGTTTCCAGTTGGTGCCGCGTGTGTCGTTTACCAACATGCCGGGCGGGTGGGATACCGCCTTTAAGATGCTCATGCACGCGGCGGGGTTGGTGATGCAAGAGATGGTGATGCAAGCCAGGCAGGAGGGCGAGCGGCGGATTGCGGTCGTGCCAGCGTTGCCGGGCGAGCTGGTGAAGCAGTGAGCGAGTCAACGGCCAGAACAAGGGGGAACCTGTGCGACAATTTGTAGCGGAAGTCCGGTCCTTGACGCCCTACGCGGCAGGACGCAACCACAATACCCCGAAGGACAAGCGTCAGTCGCATGACGATTACGAGCGCGAGACCTGGCGCCAGCGGCTCCATGTGACCCCCGGCGGCAAAGTCTATCTGCCGGGCATCGGCTTTAAGAAGTGCCTTGAAGAGACCGTGGGGTACCTGGGCGAGAAAATCCCAGGACGCGGCCAGGAAAAATGGACCAAGAACTTTCTGCAAGGCGTGAACGTGCTGGAAGATCTCGTCTTGGACATCGGGCCGGACAAGGCCGAAGAACATTGGGTGTTTGTGCCCTCGGATGGGCGACGGGGCGGGACCAAGCGGGTGTGGAAATGCTTTCCCCGGATTGATAGCTGGGCCGGCGTGCTGCTCTTTGTGGTGATTGACGACCTGATTACGCAGGACGTGTTTGAACGGTATCTACGGATTGCCGGGCAACTGACCGGCGTGGGCGTGTGGCGGCCTCGGAATGGCGGCATGTGGGGCAAATATCAACTGCTCAGTGTGGAAGAGAGTAGTCTATGATGGCCCATGCCTGGACGGGCCAAGCCTAGCTCAGTCGTGCTTTGACGGGTCGTGCCTAGCCTTGCCTTGCCTGGTCTCGATATGCCTTGCCGAGCCGCGTTACGACCAGCCTAGACGTGACAAGCACCGTCAAGCCGGGCATGGCCCAGCCTGGTCTGGATACGTCTGGCCAAGCCCAGACACGCCGGGCCATGTCCTGCCTTGGCAAGCCCGGACCCGTCGGGATAAGTTGCGTCAAGCCATGCCATGTATGATGCGAGAGGAGTCATGATGGCCACGTTACACCGGATACCCCATTCCCAGCCGGAATGCTCGCTGGAATCGCGTGTGCTGGCGGATCGCCTGGCGGCGTGTGCCGAGGAGGAGCTGGTGTCCTATGCCGAAATGCAGCGGGTGACGGGGTTGGAGGTGCAACGCAAGCGTCGGGATTTGCTCCAGACGGCGTTGCGGCTCGTGTTGCGGGAACACCAAAAAGTCTTTGCAGCCGTCACCGGGCAGGGCATGAAGTGTCTGGGCAGTCTGGGCATTATGGCGGTGGGGGAACAGACCCGGCGCCGGACGCATCGGCTGGCCGTGCGGACGGTGCAGAAGCTCTCGTGTGCGGACCCGGCGGACCTGGACGATACGACCCAGTACCGCCATCTGGCGTATCTGAGCGTGTTTGGCGCCATGGCGGCGCTCAGTCATGCCAAGGCGGTTGAGAAAGCGATGCATATTCAAGGGGCGACTCCCAAGGCGCTCGATCCAGACCTCTATAAGGACTTATTTGCGTAAGCGCCTGGCTGGACAGGCGTAGTCATACAATCACATATCGGCGTCACCCGCACTGGCCAGTGCGGGAGCGGCGCACAGCCATAGGGCCTACCGTGCACGGGCGGTAGGCCCTTTTTTTATCCCCTGACTGTGTGCCCTGGCGCCGGTGCTTTGCGGAAGGAATGGACGGATGGCGGACGAGGTAGGCGGGGCAGCGGTGAGCAGTGGAACGGCCTCCGGGAGTGAGGCTCCCAGCCAGGGGGGCGGGAGCACCGCTCCGGCAGACGGGGGCCGGGCCACCCTGCTGGATGAGGGCGGCTCCGGCAACTTGCTGGATTGGCGCTCGGGCTTGCCGGACAACCTGCGGGCGGCGCCGATTATCCAGCAGCATCCCACGCAGGAAGGGGCGGCCAAGACGCTGGTGGCGCAAGCCGAGATGATCGGCCGGGGCCTGTATCTGCCGCGAGAGGAGCCCGGCACGGAGGCGCATACGGCGGGGATGCAGAAGATTTACGACAAGCTCGGACGGCCGGAAAGTGCCGACAAGTACACGTTCACGCGCCCGGAAGGCCGCACTATGGATGCGGAGATCGAGGGGCGCCTGGCCAAAGACTTTTACGCCGAAGGACTCACCCAGAAGCAGGTTGATGGCGTCATGGCGTCCTACTGGCGGGCCGTGGGCTATAGCGAGAACGTACAGCAAGGCCGGGAACAAGACAGCTATCAGCAGGGCCGCAATGCGCTGTATGCCGAGTTTGGGGCCAATACCGAACGGGAAATGACCCTGGCGCAACGCTTTGTCGAGCATTTTGGCGCGGGCGCATTCTCCGGCGAGGCGGGCGGCAAAGCCTGGGAGCAGATTCGGGAGTCCAGGTTAGAGGACGGCTCACGGCTGATCAACTCGCCGTACCTGGTGGCGACGTTTGCGGAAGCGATGCGCCGGTTGGGCGAAGGCGAATTTATCGAGTCGTCCTTCTACCAGGCAGGCCAGAATACGATGCAGACCATGGAAGCCCGCCAGAAAGAACTGACGGCCAAGCGGCACAGCCCTGGGGGCGTGTCCGCCGATGAGGCGGCGGAGCTGCAACGGCTGAACAATCAGATTGTGGCCGCCCGCGAACGGCAAGGGCGGGGGCGGGCGGCGTAAGACTTTTATGGCCTGACAATCCGTAAGGACCAGGCTACCCCACGGTAAGACGTGGCGAACGTGGCGCGAGAGGGCCACAGGAGGGACGGGCGCACGATAACCCTCCGCTACAGCAGTACCCCTTCGTCCAGCGAGGATGAAGGCGATGCCAAATACCGGACCAGACCAGGCTCTTGTACTCCAGTTCGAAAGTGACTACGATCACCTGTTCCAGCAACAGATTTCCCGCTTGAATAATGCTGTTCGCGTCAAGGATGGCCAGGTCGGGACCATGAGTGCGTTCGGATTGCTCGGCGAATCCGAAGTCATGGACATCACCGGCGAGCGCCATGGCGAGACACATTTCCACGACAGCCCGTCCTACCGGCGCTGGGCCGTCAAAGGTGACTACGAGGATGCCCAGATGCTGGACGAGGAAGATAGCATGGAAATGCTCATCGACCTCGAAATGGGCTATGGCCAGAACGCCGTGATGGCCATGAACCGCAAAATGGACAAGGTGATCATTGACGCCGTAACGGCGACGGCCGTGAGCGGGGCGACGGGCACCGGGACCAGCACGTTCAATACGACCGAAGCCGAGGTGGATGGCTCGGGCGGCAATCAGATTGCCGTGGCGGCCTCGGGGCTGACCATCGATAAGATGCGGAAAGCCCGGGCGGTGTTTGATGCGCGGGAAGTCGGCACGGATGAGATGTCCATGGGCATGGCGCCGTTTACGTGGGTGACGAATGCCGCTGGGCATAAGAACCTGCTGGAACAGACAGAAGCCACCAGTGCCGATTATCTGGGCGTCATGATTGTCAACGGCTCGGAACAGATCAGGCGTATGCCGCTGGTGAATGGGCGCATCGAGCAGTACATGGGCTTTCGCCTGAAGATTAGCAACCAACTCAATCTGAGTAGCACCAACTTTATCAATGTGGCGTTTCATCACAAGGCCATGGGCCTGGCGCGGTGGGCCGGGCGGCGCATCTGGGTCGGCGATCTGCCCACCCGGCACTTAGCAAGAGGTATAATCGTAAAAGAACACTTCGGCAGTACTCGAGTCCATGACAAGGGAGTGCTCGCGATACACTGCCAATCAGCTCTATAGAACTGTGTGGGCGCTACTATCTACGCGGGGCAGCGATGTGCCATGAGGCGACATGCGGCCCTGCAAGGAGACTGAAATGGCTGAGACCTATTCGACCGAGTATGCGAACGCTTTTACGAGTACGCCGCGTTCCAACAATTATGCGTATGGGACCCGATTGCGCTGTTTCGACTTTACCTATACGCAAGTCGCCACCGGGACGGCGGGCGACACGATTCTCCTGTGTAAGCTCCCCCCCCATAGCACGGTGGATATGTACCGCTCGTGGTTTCAGTTTAGCGGCTGGACCTCGGGCGCCACGCTCTCGATTGGCTGGCAAGCCTATACCGATGAGGACGGGACCACGCAAGCGCTCAGTGCAGCAGGGCTGCTGAGTGCGGTGTCGATGACGGCAGATGGGGCCTGGGTGGGGGGTTTATTGTCGGTCGCCACCCCAGACGACAGTAATCCTGTGACGCCCAGAAAAGTCTTTAATAATCGGACCCCGGTCACGTTGTATGCGACCGTGGGCAGTCAGGCTCCCGGCGCTGCGGATGTCTTGAGCGGGAGCTTTGGCGTCATTACGGCGTAGCTTGAACCTGGTATGGACCTAGGTTCAGCCTAGGTCCACTATTGAAGTTAGCCAAAGAGGCGCTGTTGTTGGGGAATGGGGCGGTTGCCTTTGCTGGCATTACAGCGTAGATGGGCGAGCACGCAATTCTTGTAACTGTGCTCGCCGCCTTTTGACAGTGGGATAACATGATCACGCGATGCATCTTTGCGGCGTACAGGCTTCTGGCACAACTGGCAGATGCCCTTGTCGCGTGCGTAGAGCATATCAAGATCAACCTTTTCGCCATTGACACTATAGCGAGTCAGGACACGGCGGGCATGGTTGGCTGCATATTTTTGGCTCAGATGGGCTTTGACCCATGCAGTAACGGCGGCAATGGATTTGGCGGGATTGCTGGCGTATGCGATGCGCCTGGCTTGGCGTTCTTTGTCTGGATTGCCCCAATAGGCGGTGCGGCGACGTTGGGCCAGTACGGCGCGATGGGTGCGCCGATATTGCTGGTTCCGTGCATAGGCTTTCTCAGGATGGGCGCGGTGATAGGCACGAGTACGGGCACGTTCTTGGTCAAGATGGCGTGCATACGAGGCACGACTAGAGGCAAGGTGCGCCTCGGCGTGCTCGCGTTGGTGTGCTGCTTTGCAGGGTTTGCAGGTGTTCTGATAGCCGTCCTTGGCTGTGGTGCAACGGTGAAAATAAAACGGATGACGGCGTTTGTACGCCAGGCACATATTACAACGTTTCATCGAAGCCTCCTACTCGGTAGTGCGGGGGTGCCGGGCTCTCGATGGAGTAGGCCATCAAGACTTACGAGGCTGCGCAACCTACCCGGCAGAAGAAGTATACCATATTTTCTGGCATGGGGCAATTAGGAATGGTAGACGCTATAAGTGTTTGCAACCAAGCCATCTACGAATGCGGTGGGGGTGAGTTCGGTTCTCCACGGCTCCAATCGTTTGCCGATGGCACCACACTGGCAACGATGTGTGCGGAGTTCTTCCCCGGCGCCCGCGATAGTACGTTAGAAATGCACCCGTTCAACTTCTCCACCACGTTCGCCCGGCTGGTGCATGCGCCGGAAGATCGCACCGCGCCGTATGCCTACAAGTGGCGCTATGCGTATCTGCTCCCAGCCGAGCCGTATTGCCTGAAGGTGCGGGGCACGGATGAGGGGCCGGGGGCACGGTTTGAGATCGCCAAAGATCAGCACGGCCATCGGGTGCTCCTGAGTAGTCAGCCCCAGGTGAGTATCGAGTATACGGCGCGGATCACGGACATCGGCTCGTGGTCCCCGCTGGCCGTGCAAGTGCTGGTGAAAGTGCTGGCGTCCAAGCTGGCGAAACCGCTGACGGGGCAGTCGTCGCTGACCGAGCAGAAGATGAAAGAAGCCTTGTTGTTGCTCCCGGAAGCGCGGGGCGCGGATGGCCGGGAAGGCTCGCCGTTTCAGTTGCGGGCGAATACCACCTTAACGCGCGCTCGGCAGACGAGTGGCCGCGTGTGGCCGTATCCCTATGGGACCATCGTGATGGATGGCTAGAGGAGGAGTGTGTATGGCGGAAGAGAACATTCCAGACAAACCGAGTGAGCCGGAGCCCACGCAACCAGATCCGGATGATGCGCCGCCTGAGGAGGACGCGCCCGATGACGAGGAGCAGGAGGACGACAAGGAGGCGGTCGATGCTCCCTGATGGGCCGGTCATTGTGTGTCGAGAAGAACCCTGGGCGGTGGTGCGTCCGGAGCTGGAAGCGTGCTTCAAGGCGCACTGGCAGGAGATCGCCCAGGATCAGGACAAGATGCCGCTGGAGGTGGATTATGCGGCGTATGATGCCCTGGACACGCTCGGCGGGTTGTCGGTCGTGACCTGTCGGGTGGATGACGACTTTGCCGGGTACTTTGTCAGTTTCATTCGCCCACACCTGCACTACCGGGCCACGCTCTGCGCCTATGTCGATGTGTATTATCTCAAGCCTGTGTATCGCACGGGGTTTACCGCGTCGCGGCTGTTTCGCACGGCGGAACGGGCTTTGCAAGCGCGGGGCGTGCAAAAAGTCTTTGCCGGAACCAAAGTCTATAAGGACATGAGTCGGCTGTTCAAGCGGCTCGGGTGGGTCGAGACCGAAACGCTCTTTACGAAATGGATTGGGGGTGCGTAGTGCCAGCCACCAGCGAGAGCCAGGCCAGGACAGCGCGAGTTGCGATGGGTCTGAAGCATGGCTCGATTGATCCCAAGACGTTACCCAAAGGCTTACGGGACGCGGCGCAAAGCATGGCCAAGATGAGCGAGGAGAGCTTGGCGGACTTCATGCACACCACCAAGCGGAAACCCAAAACGCTTTTACACTAGTGGGAACCTATGGGTCTGACAGGAGCGATTATTGCCGGGGTGGGGCTGGCGGCGAGCCTGGCATCCACAGGATTGGCTTTGTCGAGGGGCGGGCCGGACCTGCCACCGGTCCCCAAGCCGGTGAAGCCGCCAGCCCCACCCGCGCTGCCGCCACCGGCAGCCCTGCCCCCGCCGCCGAGCGAGACCGAGGCAGGGGAAGCGGTGGCGCGTGAGCGGCGCAAGCGGGCGACACGCTTTGGTATTTCTCAGACCATCCTCACCAATCCGCTCGGCGGGACGGGGAGCGGCGCGGCGCCAGGCACCAAAACGCTCTTAGGGGGCTAAGCGGTGGCGTTGGTCGATACGCTGAAGAGTTCTTTTAGTTCTGGTGAATTAAGTCCCCTTATGTCTGCTAGGGGCGAAATAGACCGGTACAAAAATGGCGCCATTCTCGTCGAGAACTTTAAGGTGTTGCTGCAAGGGGGGCTGACGCGGCGCCCTGGCACGCGCTATGTGGCCACGGTGAAATACCCCACACGCCTGACGCTGGTGAAACCGTTTGAGCCGTCCACGAGTGACGCCTATATCCTCGAAGTCGGCCACGAATATATGCGGTTCTACAAGAACGGGGCACGGATCGACGTGGCCAGTGTGCCGGTGGAGGTGGCGACGCCGTACCAGGAAAGCGATTTGCGGCTCCTGCGCACCGCGCAAAGCAATGATGTGATGATTCTGGTGCATCCGTCCTATGCCCCGCAACGGCTGTCGCGGCTCTCGGACACTGCATGGGATTTTCGTCCTGTGCCGTTGTACCCCATGCCGACGTATGAGGCGGGGATTGAAGGACCATTTACGCTGACGCTAGGCGCCACCACGGGCAACGGCGTGGCGGTGACCTCGAGCGGCGCCTTCTGGCTCATTGCCGATATTGACCGGGTGCTGTCGAGTGGGATTGGCCGGGGCATTATTCGCACCGCGACCAGTCCCACCAACGCGACCATCGATATTATTGATCCGTTCAGCGCGACAACCCTGGCAGCGGGGGAGTGGAAGCTGGAACGCTCGCCGGTAGCGCAACTGCAGGTGAACAAGACGGGGCCAGTGGGCGGGACCATTGCCGTGACGCTGCTGCAACAGCAAGATGCGGCGACCAATTTGCTGAGCAACGGGGATTTTGGCAGTGGGGATTTGACGGGGTGGGTGAATGCCTCGCGGGGGAACTTTCTCACCGGGAATCACGACGGGGGGGGGAATAACCCAGACCTGCAAGATGCCTCGCAGGATTTCGTCAACGCGGGGGTGCGTCCGACCCAGACCGTCTATAACGATACGGATGGCTCCACTGGCGTCATTGCGACCGTGAGTACGCGCTTTCTGGTGATTGGGGCGCCGGGCATGGTGGGAGGGGCGGAAAACGACTTTGATAGCGGCGATGCGTACACCATCGCGGGCACGGGCGGCGCCTCCGTCGCGGGGGGCATGGCCCTTCTGACAGGCGGCACGGCGGGCGTCGGGTGGATAAGCCAGGGGGTGGCCACGACGGTCGGGTTGACCTACCGGGTGGCGTTTCGCGTGAGTGAGGCGCAAGTGTCGGCGCAAGTGGGCAGCACGGCGGAAGGCTCGGACGTGAAGGCGGAAGCCAGCTATGCCATTGGCGATCAGTCGTTCAGCTTTACGGCGACCGGCCCAACCTCGTATCTCCAATTTCGGAACAATCAAGATGCGGTGGGGCGGGTCGGCGCGATTACCTGCCGGGTGTATAGCGTCCAAGGCTTTCGCGCCACCGAAGTGGGACAGTATATTCGGGTCCATGGGGGGTTGGTACGGCTGACGGGCTATGTGAATGCTACGCACATGACCGGGCAGATTGTCAAAGAGCTGTCGAGTGATGACGTCGCCGCAGCGGGCGCGTGGTCCCTGGAGCGCGACGCCTGGTCCGATGCGCTCGGCTGGCCCTCAGCGGTGGTGCTCTATGAAGGGCGCCTCGACTTTGCGGGCACGGCGCACTTTCCCCAGACTATCTGGGGCAGCGTCATTGATGACCTGTTTAACTTTGCCACCGGGCCGAACGCGGATGACGCGCTCGAAATGGCCCTGGTGGACAGTGGGGGGAATATTACGCTGAACCGGATTCGCTGGCTGATGCCCGCCGAAAACATGCTGGTGGGCACCACGCATGGCGAGTATCGCTTGATCGGCTCGGGGGATGATCCGCTCTCGCCTGCGACCCCACCACGGAACCGGATTCAGAGCACGTTTGGCAGTGATACGGTGCAACCGCTCAAGGTCGGCGCGTCCTTGCTCTTTGCGCAGCGGCAAGGGTCCAAACTGCGCGAGATGTCCTATGATGAGCGGACCCAAACGACCTATATTGCCCGCGATTTGCTCATTACCAGCGATCATCTCCTCAAGCGCTATCGTCTCCTCGAGCTGGCCTATGAGCCTGAGCCGGTGCCGGTGGTGTGGGGGGTGCGCTCGGATGGGCAAATGCTTGGGATCACCTACGATCAAGGCGAACAGGTGGTCGCGCCGTGGCGGTTTGTCACGGCGGGCGCGGTCGAGAGTGTGGCCGCGATTCCCCATCCCACGGCGAACGCGCATCAGGTGTGGATGGTCTGCCAGCGCACGCTGGGCGGGCGTGAGACGCGGTGTATCGAATATCTGGACCCCGAAGCCCGCATGGTCCTGCCGACGCCGGTGGAGATGGGGAACGAGCTCACGCAAGAGACGGAAACCATCACCGGCTGGGAGGGGCTGACGGTCGATTGCGCCAAGGTCTATACGGATGTGAACACGGCGACACTCACGGGGCTCGAGCATCTCGACGGTGCCGAGGTGCAGATTGTCGGCGATGGGGCGGTGCTCCCGGTGCAAACGGTGACGGGGGGGCAAGTGGTGCTGTCACGGGCGGTCCAGACGGCGTTTGTCGGACTCGCCTATACCCCGCGCGGGCGGACGATGCCGGTAGATGTCACCGTGCGCGGGCAGACGGGGCAGGGGCTCAGGAAGCGCTGGGCGAGCCTGCGGGCGCGGGTGCAGCAGACGGCGTGCCTGGTCCTGCAAGGCGAACGGATGCCGTTCAGGCTGCCAACGATGCCGATGAACCAGGGGCCAGCCCCATTTACCGGGGATCGCGAAGTAATGGCGCTTGGTTTCGATAGGTATGGATTTATCGGGTTTGAGGCAGACCAGCCGCTCCCAGTTACTATTATTGCTATTATGGGCACGATTGACACTGAGGTGCATCAGTAATGGGCGAAGAATCCTTTATCGACCCTGGCACGGGTAGCAACACCCTGCCTGCCACGACGCCCAGCGGTGGCTTCAACTGGGCAGCGCTGTCGTCGTGGGGCGCTGGTGCCGCGTCCTCCGCCTGGGGCTCGTTCAGCACCGGCGCGGGCATGAGTGCTTACGGGTACGGGGCGGAAGCGTTAGCCAACTTAGCGCAAGGGCTCCTGGCGGCGAAACGGGCGAAGCGGATCGCGGAGTATAACGCGGACATTACGGCGGCGAATGCGGAAGCCCAGGCGAATGCGGCTGAGATCGAAGCGCAGCAATACCAGCGCCGGGCCGCGCTCGCCCGGCGCGAACTGGCCGAAGCCGAAGTCATTGCCACCCAAGCGCACGCCTACCGGGAAGAGCGCCAGCGCGAACAAAATGCCCGGATTCTCGGCCAGACGCGGGCGATTGTGGCGAGTAGCGGGCTGATGATGTCGGGATCGCCCCTGGCGGTGTATGAAGAAACCGCCCGGCAACAACAGTTGGACCTCCTGGCGACGCGCTATCAGACGCAACTGCAACTCCGGCAACAACGGGCTGCGACCGAGGAACAAATCACCCAGGATGCGTACGCAGCGCAGTTGGCGCGGTATGGGGCGGGCGAGCGGTTGCGCGTGGGACGAGCGCAAGGGGGCTTGCTGCGGGGCGAGGCGGATACGTCGGGCACCATGGCCGGTTTACTCAAAGCCTCTGCCTCGCTGACCAAAGGCGCAGCGGTGTACCAGAATCTGGAAGAGCGGCGCACACAGCCGACCTTGCTCAAGGAGTAGGCTACGCCACAGATTCCGGCCTTCTATGCACGAGAAGCCTTGCCCTCCAGCGGGGGGCAAGGTGCGCGTGGCGGCGTGGTGGGGGTGCCAGCCGTCACGGCGCCAGGCGTGCAGGATAGCGGCGCAACCGCTTTAGAGCGGTCGCTTGGCGCGTTGCCGGAAGCTATCGAGCAAGCCGGAGGGCTCGCAGTACGGACGGAAGAGCTCCAGGCGCATCGGCAACGGGCGTTTGATACGCAAAACGCCACCCAACAGAAGCAAGAGTTTCGGCTGACGATCCAGCCCGCCTATGAGGAATGGAAGCAACAGGACTGGCAGACCTTGCCAGAACGGGTCCAAGAAGAAGGGCGCAAGATGATCCAGGCGCACGCGGCTCAGCTCAAAACGCCCTATGCCAAAGCGCTGTTTGAGGCGGATGCGACGCAGCTCCTGGCGGTGTTTCAACAGCAGGCCATTGCTGAGCGCACGAAGCGCACCGAGGGGAACACGGCGTTTCTGCTGGGACGAGAAGTCCAACAGGCGCAGGAAGCGCTGGCCAAGGCCACCACGCCGTATGAAGTGTTGGTTGCGCAGGGGCATCTCGAAGCGACCGTGACGCGCTTTGTAGACACGGGGCTTATGGGTGGCGCCGAGGGGGCGACCCTCCTGAAAAAGACGACGGACGCCGTACAGGATGAGCGGGTGCAGGTGGCGATTCAGGCGGATGCCCAGCGCATGAAGGTCCAACTGGAGACCCAATCTGGGAACGTGTTGCGGGGCGATGATCCGGCCACGGGGACGGACCCCAACTTGCCCCTGGCGCGGCCGGAGGCGCTGGCGAAACAGTCGCAGCAAGCGCGGGAAGTGGCGCGGGCGCAGTTTGCGGAAAAGGAACATCAGGAACGCTATGCCGATTACCAGCGGCAGAAGCAACAAACGCAGAACAGTGGTGAATTGCTGACGCGCCTCTATAAGACGGCACCCATTCCTGACAATGTGCCCACATTCCAGCGCATTATCGAGGATGCGGCGAAAGCCATTGAGACGGGGGCACTCGATCCAACGACTGGAGCGCATATCATGTCTACCGCCCAGACGCATGCGACGGCAGCGGCGAAACCGCCTGTCCAGCGGGATGACCCCACCGTGGAGCGCACGATTGCGATGGCGGTCTATCGGGCCGAGGCGCCGCAAGAGTTTGCCCAGGCGCGTGAGGCGCTGACCAAGGCGGGCGTCAGTCAACTCACGCCGGAGACGTTTGGAAAGCTTTCCGACAAGTTGGAACAGCGGGAGCGGCAAGCGTACTGGCGGGCGCGGCCTGCCGTGCAAGCGGGGAAGGATGTCATCTTGCGCGGGGCGGTGGTCCCGTATGGCGGCTCGCTGGCGGGCATCATGAAGCCGAAACAACAGCAGAAACTGCTGCAAGCGATGGATGCCTACGAACAGCAGATTGCTACACTGGCCGAGCAGGACATTCGAGAAGCGGATAAGCGGGCGGTCGATATGGCCTGGAATGTGCGCATTCAGTTTATGAAACCCGACAAAGATGATCCGGCGGAAGAGTATTTGCCTCCCGAGGCGCAAGCGGCGAAGACCCCGCATGAGTTGGCGACGGTGCTGCAAAAATACCGGGCGCAAGGCTGGGCGGATGGCACGATAGCCCAGATTCTCCAGAACTGGCACGCCTGGAAGGATTATGAAACCGCCCGGCAAGAGCGGGCCGGCGGGCAGCGGGGCAGTGGGACCACGCCGCAACCGCGCTCCTATCAGTTGCCAGGCACGACCCCGCCGAGCACGACCGAGCCGAGGAGCCGCTAAGTGGCCGATGACCTGAACAGTCTGTATCTGGAACAAGGGCCGACGCGCCTGAAGCGGGAGCTTGATACCTGGTTGCAAGCCAACCTCCGCCCGCCCGTGGCGGCGATGACGCCGCGCCAGTCCTATGAGGCGATGGTCGATGAGTTGGCCCCGCAGTATGGGCAAGATCCGACGTTGGTGAAGGCGATGATTCAGACAGAATCGAATTGGAGTCCTAACGCAGTCAGTCCAGCCGGGGCGCAGGGCATCGCGCAGTTTATGCCCGCGACGGCGAAGCGCTACGGCGTGAGTGACCCGTTTGACCCGGCGCAAGCCATTCCGGGGATGCTGCGCTACTTGCGGGATCTCACGAACGAATTTGGCGATCCGACGCTGGTGGTTGCGGCGTATAACGCGGGCGAAGGGGCGGTGCGACAGCATAAGGGCATTCCCCCCTATGACGAGACCATTAACTATGTGCGGAAGGTCTTTGGCGGCGCAGAGCCCCAACGGTACACCAGCCGAGGGCAAGGGGCCGGGCCAACGACCAGCCCGGCTGAGACGCAACGCCTGACGCAGGATGTACAAACGGCCATGGCGGCGCCACCGCCGATGCCTCCTGCGCCACCTGTGACGATGCTTGACACCGCCTTGCCTACGCTGACGCCGGAGGCGATAGATGCCGAAAAGCAGCGGGCCTATACCAGTCTGGGCGCCGGAGAAGGGTTGGGGCCAACGACGTTTCCCGAGCCTCGGCGCTTTCGCCCTGACCTCCCCGGTGGCTATCTCGAATCAGGCTTAGAGGAGCCCACATGGCAGCGTGTAGCACCCAGGGTGATGCAAGGGACGTTCGGCACACTGGCCGTGGTTGCTAACTTGCCCATCACGGCGGGGCGGTTGCTCGGGATTCCTGAGCGGGAGGCGGAACAGCTCTTTCCGCAAGCGTCAGCCCTCCGCAACAGCTTCCGGGACATGGCGACGACGTTTGATCCCACCGGCACGGAAGAAAACATTGTGGATCGCTTTGCCCAGACGCTTGGCCAGCAAGTCGTGTTTTTTGGGTCAGGCGCGCTCGTCGGCACAGCGGCAGAAGCGATTGGCCAGTTTGCCCCGGCGATTGGGCGGGCGCTGGGTGCGACCACGGCGGCGGTGCAAGAAGCGGGCATGGAAGCCCAAGAGACGATGGACCGTCTGACGCCGCTGCTGGGCGAGAAAGTCGCAGCCCAGCGGGCGAATACCGTGTTCTGGCGCAATGTGGGCGTGCTGGCCCTCACCAATAAGCTCGGCGTGTTCGGGGGACAGGGGCCGACGCTGCTCAAGCTCTCGACGGCGGCCACGATGGAAGGCTTCCAAGAAGTCGTGCAGTACGATGTCCAACGGCGGGAGTTCTGGGTTCCGGCCAGTCATCCGCTCGCCGACGAGCTGCGACAGCAAGGCTGGCAGCAGCAGGGGGATCGGGTGGCGCAGCCGTTTGCGATTCAGGATGCGGCAGAAGCCGGAGCCATCGGGGCGATCCTTGGTCCAGCCGCCCATGTCGTCGTGAATGGGGCGGGGCAACAGGTCTTGCCGGTGGCAACGGAACAGCAGATTCGGCAGGGGTTAGACACGCTGGCGCAAGCCACTGGCGCTGTCCGTGCCAGTCAAGAGGCAGGGGCTCAGGTGGTCCCAGCGACACAACCTGCGCCGCCACAACCGAGACAGGAGACAGAGCAGGCAAAGCTCCAGGGCATCCGGGAGCGGATTGCCGGGATGGACGATAGCCAGGTGCGGGATGACGAGGGGCGGTTGATCCGCATGTATCATGGCACGGCGACGGCGTTTGACCAGTTTGACCTGACGCGGGCCGATACCGAAGGATTGTATGGACCGGGACTGTATTTTACCGATGCGCCGAGCGTTGCCAGTGGCTATGCCAAGCCCTCTCGGTCTGCGTATCGTCTCGAAGATGCCCAGAAGGTGTTTCAGCCGGGAACAGTCGTAGACAATAGCATGGGCGGGCGCGATCTGGTGCTCGAATTCCGTCCAAATCTGAATGGGGTTGATTGGTCAGTCGTGGTCCAGGGGGTGGATGCGCAAGGGCAGCCGCTACGGGGTGAGCGGCCACGGGTCCATACGACGGCGCCAGAGATACGAGAGGCTAATGTGCGCCCTGCCTATCTCGACATCAAGCATCCGTTCGACCTGGATAGTGGCGACCTGACGAATGCTGAAATTGAGGCGATTCAAGCGGCAGCGCAGGCGCACGGCATGACGCGGGATCTCTCTTCCACTAGTCCCACGACTATCTACAACGATCTGGTGATGGGCTTGGACAATGATAAGGCAACAGTCAATGCCGTGTTACAACAGGCAGGCTTCGACGGTATCGCTCATACGGGTGGCGGCATCACGGGCACAGAGCCCCATCAGGTCTACATCGCCTTCTCGCCGGAACAGGTCATACCTGCTTTTGAACTCGAAGCGCATCCGTGGTTTCAATCCGTGCTGGCCTATGCGGATCGGCCTACGAGTGAAGCCGACACCGCGCCGGTGGAGACCGGGGCTGTGGGGTACTCCGTGCTTGGGGGTCAGCGTGGGGGCCTGTCCTTCAACCGTAACCCGTTCCCGCGTCAGCCCTCGCCGCCGCCGAAACGCGCGGCGCCCACGCTCCAGGCGGGAGCGACGGGCTTAGAGCCCGGCAATTTCCGGGATGAGCACGGGCGCTGGCGGTTGCTCTTGCGGGAGATGCCCTCAACGGAATTAGAGCTGCAAGACTTCATCCGGCAACAGGGCGGCATCCGGCTCGCAGGCGAAGAACTCCAGGGCGAACTGCGGGCGCTCATCAGTCGGAAAGAAACTGGGCTGGGCGGGCTCCAAAACGATAACGGCCTGAGCCTGCAAGCGATGGCGCAGAAGGCCAGTGAGTTGGGCTTTACCACGTCACCGGACAAAACGGCGTTACTTGCCGAACTCGATCGCAGCATCAACCAGGGGCATCTGGTCTACAGCGATCAATCGACGGGGCACATTCCGCTCGTGCAAGACCCTATCCTCGCCGGCATCTATCAGGATGTCGTCAACGTGGCCGAGACGTTGCAGGAGAACATCACGGAACAACGGCGAGGTACCCGTCCACGGGCTCAGGTGCATGCCGCAGCCGCTGAGCAGATTGAACAGGGCATGTTTACCCTGGACGATGTACGAGACTTGCTGCCAGGGACGGCCCTCAATGATGAGATGGCCTCGACGCTGGTGCAGTACCTTGGGCGCATGGCGGGCGATGTGGCCGACGTGGCGCGGGCGTATGTCCAGAGTGGGCAGGAACCGGCCAGCGGCTCCCAGCAAGAGCAAGCGTTTCTCACCGCGTTTGCCCTCTTAGGCGGCGTGCAGCCGCAACGGCTGGGCGCGATAGCCGAGGCGGGCCGGTCGCTCGGCATTCTGAATGATCCGCTGTCCGCCACCAACCAGATGCTCAATCAACTGGTCCAGCTTCTCCCGCAAAGCGTCGGCATGGATAGCCGCAAGCTGGCAGAAAAGTACCTGACCCTGTACGACCGCGCGGGCGGGGCAGAGGCTGTGAAGTATGGCCAGAAGGCGCTGACGCCAGGGCTCGGGGGGATGCTCTGGGAATTGTTCTACCAGGGGATGCTGAGTAATCCCAAGACCTGGCTGACCAATGAAGTGAGTAATGCCACGGTGGCGGGGTATGCGCTCCCGGTGCGCTTGATGAGCGGCCTCATCAGTCAGTATGTGCCGCAGGTCCAGACGCCCGCGATCAGCCTGGGGCCGTTGCAGGTCCGCAGCCTCAACCTGGGCGGCTCGGGGGAAGTCGGGCTCATGGAGACAGCCGCCTATGCCTATGGGCTCCAGCACATGATGCAACGCGCCTGGCAGATGAGCGCGGAAGCCTTTAAAACAGGGCAGGGGCAGTTTGGGAAAGATATTCCGGGTATCATGGAGCCGATAGGCCAGGGCAAGGCGGTGGGGCCAGCGCTGACCTCGGCCAATCTCCAAGCGAACGGCATGCCGATTGATCCCAACTCGCCGTTTGGCAAACTGGCGGATTTCTGGTTTGACTATATAGGCATTTCGCTTCTGCCGCCTGGTCTCCCCACCGGCGGACGGCTGGGGGCCAAAATTATGACCAGCCGCGATGAGTGGTACAAGTTTCTCAACTATGGCGGGGAACTGGCGGCGCTGGCGTATCGCAAGGCGGCGCAAGAGCAGACGTTAGACCCCAACGCCTCGTTTGCCGAGAACATGGCGCGGATTCTGCGCGAGCCCTTGCCGGAGGAAATGCACCAGGCGGCGGCTAGCCATGGCTTGATTCAGACCTTCCAGAATGAATTAACGGGGCGTCTCGGGCAGATGGCCTCCGGGGTGCAACAGTTCAGCATTGATGTCCCGGGTTTTGGGGAATTTAACCTGGGCCGGATTGTCGTGCCGTTTCTCCATGTGGCCGTGAACATTCCCCGTTATGCCCTGGAAAACTCTCCGGCCGGACTGTTCTTTCGTTCGGTGCGGGATGATCTCGTGGCGGGCGGAGCGCGGGGCGATCTGGCGCAAGGCAAAATGCTCATGGGCACGCTGACGACAGCAACCTTTGCCCTGATGGCGTCGTCGGGGCTCATTACCGGGCGCGGGCCGGAAGATAAAGACCTGCGAGCGGCCCTCGTGCGGGCCGGGTGGCAGCCGTACAGCGCGTATGTGCCGTGGCTGGGGAAACACGGCGGCTATGTCAGCCTGCGGAGCCTTGATCCCATTGTGGGCCAACATGCCGGGATTATGGCCGATATTGTCGAGTCCTGGAATGAGCAACGTTTGGACTGGTATGAACGGATGATTCTTGGCCCCATCTTTGCGGTCGTCTCGAATTTGGGCACGCGCTCCTATATGCGCGGGATGGCGGGTTTTTTTGATGCCCTGGCACCGCGCTCCATGCGGGAGTTTGAAGGTGAAGGGGCGATGGAAGGGCTGCGCGGTTTTATTCGGGGCGAAATCGGCGCCCTCACGCCCGCCGTCTGGTCGGTGGCAGAAAAAGCCTATGACCCGGCCACCAAAGCCGCCTGGGGCATGCTTGAAGGGGCGCGGGCGAAAGTGCCAGGCTGGGCGGATGGTCTGCCCAACTACCGGAACAAGTGGGGCGACAAGCGGTTGCTCGGCTGGGGCTGGGCACCGGACTGGCTGAATTGGGTGGAAGGCTTTACGGAAGCCGTCAATCCGCTCAAGGTTTCGACGCTGGTCAGCAATCCCCTGGATCGGGAGTTGATCGCTAACCAGATTCGCCTGGCCATGCCCACGCGCTCCTTTGGGATGCGGGCGCCGACGGATGCGCCCGCGGGCGATCCCTACGCGGCCGCCGAAGCCGCCGACCCGATGGCGGCCAAGCCGATTCCCCTGAATCCCGCGCAGTACGAGCGATATGTGGCGCTGGCGGCCAACAACCTGGACGCCATCAGCGAGCTTGGTCTCTCGGTGAACGAGCAAGCTGTACGGCAGTTGCGGCTCACGGTGGGCGGGTTTGCGTCCGCGCGTCTGCCCGCCGATGTGCCGTCTGATCTGTATTCCGTGCTGCTCTGGGCCACGACAACCAACGCCTATCAGGAGGGGAATGCCGGGCCAGACGGCGACAAAGAACATCTGCTGCGCCAGATTGATAGGGCGTATCGGCAGTTTGGCCGGGCTCAACTGCTCGCCAATGACCCAGACTTGCGGGATCGCTACCTGACGGGACAAGCATTGCATACATTGCAGCGGACGCCGGTATCGCAACGGGAACGGATGCGCGGGATGCAAGAGCGGTCGTTGCGTGAGCAAGAGGAACGCTTACGAGTGGGGGCTCCCCGATGACACAATCTTTAGTGACGCCGTGGGTATTTGCCGTAGGCGACGGCCTCTCTGTCAGCTTCCCCTATCCCTGGCGTATCGGCAGTGGCAGCGATTTGGAAGTCTACCTCGAAGGTATCCTGACCACAGCCTATACCCTCACCGGGATCGATGCGGCGTCAGGCGGCACGGTGGTGTTCTTCACCCCGCCACCATCAGGGCAGATTGTCTTTCTCAGACGGGCGACGCCGCAGACGCAGCTCACCGACTATGTCAGCAATGATCCCTTTGACGCGGCGGCCCATGAAGCGGCTCTCGACAAGCTGACCCGGTTGGTCCAGGACCAATACGAGCGGATTGTGCGGGCACCGAGCTTTGCGGTGGATGCGCCCAATGTGTTGCGCAACCTGGTGTTTCCTGGTCCTGAACCGTTGAAACTGATTGGCTGGTCAGGCAGTGGCACGGAACTCACGCTCTTTGATCCGGCCATTGTGCAAGTGACAGTGGATGCGAGCACGGGCGAAGCCCATGGCATCAGCACCGCCACAGTTGCCAGTGTCGGCGGGGCAGAGAGCTTGACGGCTGCGGCGCTCATTCCGGCGGGCTGTGAACTGGTGGGTGTGGGCTATCGCGTCGTAACCGCGTTGAGCACGGAAAACAGCTTAGCCAGTGTCGATCTTGGCGGGATGGGCCTGGTGGATCGGTGGGGCACCGACCTGGGGATTACCCTCGACAGTGTGAACAACGCAGGCCACTGGAAGGGCGGCAGGGCGTTTATCAGCACGGCGCAAGATGTTGTGGTATTGCCCAAACCTGCGGGGGCCTTGTTTGGGACGGTAGGCGCGGTGAAGCTCAGTGTCTTTTTCACGACTTGGACACCTTTAGCCTAGGAATGCATATGCAGCGATGGATAGCTTGTGTGCTTCTGGTGGGCCTGCCCTGGGCCGCCTGGGCCGCGAATGAGACCAGCGGCGATCCGGTGCAGATACTCCGCCAGCGGATGATGACGGTCATGCCTGCCTCGTTTATGACGAGTGGCTGCCTTCCTGCCGTGCCGGGATCAGGGCTGACCCTCTCGGCGTTTGCCTGTACGGGTGCCATTGCCGCAAGCGGCGCCTCCGTCCCGGTGGTGCAAACGGCGAGTACGGTTGGGCCGCTCAACGAAGGCAACGGTACGTACTGGCTGGCCCTCCATACCGATACCAGCACGACGGTCGGGGGCTGGCATCGCCAGCGCGGGACACACTATCTGTGGCAGAAAGCCGCCGACAAGCCTGCGGTCACGGCAGGGGCGTTCCTGGCTAAGCTTACGGTCGCGTCGAGTACCATTACGGTGGTCGAGGATTGGCGCGTACCCGCGTCGTATGTCCGCAATGGCACCTACGAGGCGACGGACCCGCTCTATGGCGGGGTGGCCGATGACGTGACCGACATCGGCCCAGCACTCCGGACGGCACTTGCCGCTGCGTTTGCGCAACAAGCACGGATTGTCAGAATTCCTTCTGGGGTCTATGCCTTGAAATCCTCCGTGGTCATTCCTGGAGGGATCACCGTCGAGGGCGATGGCTGGGCCCCTGACGTGTCCAAACGCGGGACGGGCACCTGGCTCCATGTGCGTGACACGACCTTTGTGCCCATACGCATTACGGCCTCTGGCGTGACGTTCCGCAATGTGGCGTTTGACCATGACCAACCAACGCCAGGGGTTGGCTGGGCGCCTACCGCCTATCCCTATACGATTATGGTGGTGCCCGACCAGGGCATTCCGATCTCCGATATTGTGCTAGACAATCTGTATTTCTATAAAGCGACCAAGGGGATTTATGCTGGTCCAGACGGGACGAGTCTGAATCTTGGACGAGTCAATATCCGCAACATCTACGGACAGTTTTTTACAACGGGCCTTGAAACGGATTACAACCTGGATATTTCCAGAATTGAGAATGTCCATCTGTGGCCCTATTGGTCCGTGGATACCAATGTCATCCATTGGCAGCGGATCAACCTGACCAGTGTGTGGATTGGACGCTGTGATGGGTGCTGGCTGACGAACATTTTTTCGTTTGCGAGTTATATTGGCGTTCGATTTGTGGATGGTCCGTGGGGACCTGCTGTCGGGTTTCAAGGCATCAATCTGGCGTTTGATGGGGTCAAACATGCGGTTGCGAGCAATCAAACTGGCGGCACAGCCTTTTTTGTGAATCTGTTTGCCAATGGGAGCTTTGACGGAGGCGTGTTTGCCCCGGAGTATGTCAACAGTATCGGGCTGTATGTGACCGGGGGCAATAATAAGTATGCCTTTGTGAATACTCAACTGACCTGGTTTGGCGATAATTGTGTGACCGTGGGGACAACCAGCAGTGGAGGATCAGTC